CCAAAAGTTAAACCCGGACTATAGTACTTAAAACGATACGTAGAAGTGTTGTCCAAATAACCGCTGTATGTGCTTATGCCTTCTCCGTTACCTATGTAAAGAGTTCCGTTTTCTAGTCTTCCGTAGGTTGTAAACCCTGTTCCCGGCCAGCGTGTAACCCTATAAGAACCGTTTTCTAGTGTACCTCTTACGTCAAAACAAAACGTTGTGTCTTGCGATGTAAACGTCAGTAAATAGAAGCCCTCTTCTGGGCTGTAAACAGTCCTATAAAACTCTGTTTCATTCTGCAGTAAACGGATAATGTCTTTAGTAATGTTTCCTGACAAACTGTTTATTGGCATTGACTTTTCTTGCACTGTCCTACCAAAACTTCTTAAACCAGTGTAGGACAAAAACAACACGTCAGTACCAGTGTGTTGTACAGTGTCTCTGTCTACGCAGCCTACGCCAGCTACAGTATCAGTAAGAGCCATAGTTGCAGGGGCTTCTGCACCTTCATAAACAACAATACTATGTTTACCAAAGATAATAAGTAGACCGTTATGTGCTGCCAGTGCAACAATCTCGTCATACCCATCAGGCCACACCTTAGACACATCAATAGATCCACTAGTACCGCCAGACCAGTCGTGTCCGATCAACAGGTCTGACCAATAAATAGTAGACTTGTCACTGCTAAAATCTGCAGTCCAAAGACGACCATAGGCTGATATGACTTCATTGCCGTACATAGTAGAAGCAACACCAGCAGCGCCACTAACAGTACTTAGTTTAACTACGGCCGCACCAGCGTTGTCATAAACAAGTGGTTCGTACCCACGTTGAAAAAAGTAAATCTTATTATTAAAGTTTACCATCTTCCAATTGTCAGCAGTAATTGTGTAACTGCCGGGAGTTTCGTCAACCAATGTTGTCGTACCGCTGATAATCTTGTTGTTACCTACAGAGAATATTTTTCTGTTGCCACTACTGTCCTCAAACTCTTTGATGCTTCTGATCTTAGCAGTACCTAGCACAGTTTTGTTTGTTGTTAAAACATTGTAGCCTTTGCGTGACGCAATACGACCACGCTTATCAATTACTGCGTTGTCAGCAATTTCAGCAAACGAAGGGTCTTGTGCTAAAGGAGAATCTTCTGTGTTGATTCCCTTGAAAGCTGGAGCGACAAGATTAATGCTTTGTAATGGTTGAGCCATAGCTACCTCACGGCGTATAGAAGATAGTTTCTTCTGGGTGCTTTTGAGCGTCTAACGCAATAGCGTCCGAAGTGTACTTATCAGCAATATTAAAGTACTCAGGTGCAGACGTACCGCCTGTTTCACCACGTTCACGAGCTAACAGAGCAATAGCCAAATGTATTACAGGCATTGAAGGCACTGTTAACTCGTCTGAGTCTGCTGACAAATCAGCGGTTCTTTTTACGCAGTTAAAACGTATGGTGTACTCTTTTTCAGGAGTTGGATAAATGTCAATCTGAGTGTCACCATTGCTGTCTACGCCGTTGTACGTGTAGCACGTAGGTGCTCCTGTACGTGGATCAGAAATCAGGTAAGCTTCGTCAAAGAACGTAGCTGTTTTGTACTCCATAAACAAATTAGCTGTATCATTGATTACGTTAAGCGCTTTAATTCTGTTTTGACTGCCAGTTAGCACGTAGTTAAAAACGTCAGCAGTAGTAGTAATCGTCAAAGTAGTCCTAAGTGCTGACCAGTCCCACGAGTCCTCTATAATACGCTTTGCGTCATTTACAAAGTCGCCTACCATTTTGCTATAAGTACTAGAAGAAACAGAAGTTACTTCATCTTCTCTCATTCTTCGTAGTACGTTGTTTACTATATTTAAATATGTCATCTACAAAATCCTAGTAATCAGGAGAAAAGACTGCTCTTAATCTCGTTCTCAACAAACTGGTTTAATACGTCAATAGCTTTTGTTGGTGCCCTGTACTCTACAGCAACAAACGGCTGTCTTGCCCAATCAACACCACCAGTTAACATACCTAAGTCAGTACCTCCGGCTCCACCGCCACCACCTGCAGCGCCACCTCCGGGTGGAACATCAATACAAACACCGTCAACCCCTAATGCTTGGCCGGGAGGGCACGGCTCTGGTTCTGGCTCTGGCTCAGGCTCTAATTCACCACATAAAATAGGATTGTCCGCAGCAAATCCCGGATTGAGACAAGGGTTAGGCTCTGGGTCTGGGTCTGGTTCTATTACTCCTCCGCACTGCAAAGGATTATCCCTAGCGTACTTCTTATCATCACAGGGGTTAGGCTCTGGGTCTGGGTCTGGTTCTATTACTCCTCCGCACTGCAAAGGATTATCCCTAGCGTACTTCTTATCATCACAGGGGTTAGGCTCTGGGTCTGGGTCTGGCTCAGGCTTAGGCCTAGTTACGTCTTCAACGCAAAGTTTTCCAACCTTAGAAAATCCTTCTTTACAAGGACCACACATGCCTTCCTGACCAAAAGTAGTTGAACCTTCATCATTACATATTACAGGCTCAGGTTCTGGTCCGGGTCCGGGTTCAGGCTTAGGTCCCGGCCTAGTTATGTCTTCAACACAACGTTTTCCAACCTTAGAAAATCCTTCTTTACAAGGACCACATACGCCCTCCTGACCATAAGTAGTTGAACCTTCGTCATTACATATTACAGGCTCAAGTTCAGGCCCAGACACAGTACCGGGGTCTGGCTCTACTACAATACTATCAACACATCTTTCAGGGTTGTTTTCTCTGTATACATCATTTTGACAATTACAGTTAGAACCTTGATCGTCTGTTTTTGGTGTAACTCCATCATCACACATTCCAAAATCAGGAGTTGGTGGATCTGTTGTAACTGGTGGTCCGTCTACGCACTCTTTCTTATCAGGGTCGTAGAACTTACCTAGCTTTCTACACTTTGCTTCATAATCCTCAGTTAATTCACTGTCAAGGTCTTTTTTGTCTTCATCAGGATCTCTTATTGGGTCAGTTCCTGCTGTTAGTTCTACACACTGTTCTAATTCAGTATCGTAGTAGTACCCTACTCCATAATCTTTTTCGCATTTTCTGTTGTTTTCTGTCTGTTCTCCTGATAAACCTTCTCCACAAATTTCTGGATTAGCGTCTGCAAAAACTTGGTCAGTATCGCATCTTTCTTGTTGGTCTTGAGGAGAAAGAGGAATACACTCTCCTCCGGTTACTGTACCAGCAGTTAATTCACCTTCAACTTCTACTTGACAGTCGTTTCCTTCTTCTTCAGGAGCAAAGGGCAAGAAAAGATCAGGAACTTCTCCTTCTAGACGTTCTTTAATTTCGTCGTAAAGAGCACCAGCAAGGACACCACCTAATATTGTTCCAAGGTACTCTAAAAGTGCATCTGAATTTTCAAACGGCTCTGTAATCCCTCCAATAATGTCCTGTATTTTTTCTTCAAGCCAAGCACCGGGGTCACCAAGGAAATCTTCAAAAGAATCTCCTGCTGACATTACAGCCTTTCTTAAGTCAGCAATCGAAATGTCTGTTAATCCGGGTGGCAAAGGAATGTCTAAAAAAGGAATTTCAAGAAGTCCCCTAAGATTTACACAGTCCATCCAGCCGTTATAAGTGTCGACAACTCTATACGATATTCCTCCCGGAGTAAACACCGGAGTAGACGTATCGTAAACAACAGATTTTCCTGTCCAGCCTCCAGCATGAGTTTCACGGTCGGCAGTTTGATTAATAATCTGTGGTTCGACTACTTCGTACGTTCTTCTTGGATCAAGCGGGTCTTGTTCTACCCTAGTTGATGTCCCTGTACATTGATGGGAAAACGGATTCATTCCGTCTATAATTGATTTGAACAACGTTTTAACGTCGTCCAAACTATTAGGTATTGCTTTTCCTAAAGTACTTAAGACACTTTCAAAAAGATCAAAATCTTCTATGGTGTAGCCGCTGTCTTCTAAGTACTGCGTAAAGTCTTCCCAACCTTGGCCTGCACGGTCTGCAATGGAAGACAACACATCTTCTATTTCACTAGTGTCTAACTGGTCAGCAAGGTCTCTAATAGCGTTTTCTAGGAAGCTTGGGTCTACGTTAGGAAATCTTTCTTGGAGTTCTTTTAGAAAGTCTTCAAACGCTTGGCCTTCTAAACCAGCAGCTTCTTTAATTTGATTTAGTAGTTCATCAAACTCATTACTTAGTCCAGCCCTAAGCATTGCTTGAGTTAGCGTGTCTAAATCAATTTCACCATTTAACGCTAGTTGCGTAGCGGAGTTTACAACCCCTTCCCTAATTGCTGCGTCAAATGCGGCAATTCCTGTAGAAGGAAGCTGTGATAAAATAGATTCTGCTGTTGCAGTGTCTAACAAACCAGAGGCGACAGCAGAGGCTATTATGCTTTTTAAGTCTAAATCAACGCTTTCGCCACTGATTAAACTTGTCCCTACTTGTGCAACAGCAGCGTCTATAGCGCTTGCTATAATAGTTGCTGAAGTCTCGCTTAAATTAAAAGCAGCGGCTACAGACTTTCCAAGACCTAAAGCATTTACAGTAGCGCCTGTTACATACCCAAGAGTAAGCCTGTTTGCTAACCGCATTGCAAATTCAAAAAAAGAACCAAAAGTATCGTCCCCTTCGTGAATTTCAGTAGCGGTTAAGCCATTAAATACGTAAACGTCGCCTTTGCCTAATACAAACTTTGTTTCTAAACCACGGTCAATAACAAGTTGTTGGTATTCAGGAAGAGCAAGCATTGCTTCAAATGCTGCATTAGCCGCTGCCAAGTTTGCAGCCTCTGCGTCAATTCTTGCACCGCTGCCGCTTCTAGCGTCTTCGTCTTCAAGATTATAAAAGTCAGCAAGGGCTTGATTGCTGTCAACTAAGTTACGAAAAGCGTAACCTTCCCACCAAGCAATTTCTGGATGTTCTTCTGCAAGGTTTAAAAGATTGTCTAAATAACCTAAGTAATTATCAAAACTTCCAAAGGATTTCTGGGCATAAGTATCTTGTGCAAAACGGTCTGCTAACTCTTCTTCAGTAAGCATTTCCACAGACAAGCCGTCTAGTGGTCCTCTGCTTTGCCCTGTATTTAGGTCGTCAGTGCGCCTTGTGTATACATAAGGGTATAACCGACCACCGCTTTGTCCAGAGTCGTCTTCTGGTTCTGTTTCTGGCTCTGGAGAAGGTTCAACAGGAGTAGTAACCTCTTCTTCCAAAACACACATTCCAAGGGTTTTGTCGAAATAAAAACCTTCTGGACATTCTTTTTCTTTTTCTTCTAAAACAGACTCTTCTTCTGGTTCTTCACCATAAGCGCCTGTTATAACGTCTCCTTTTGAATACGGCCTTTCTCCGGGCTGAGTACCTGTGTATTCGTTAAAGTTGTTTTGAAAAACAGTAAATTCATTTTCTGTCAATAGGCCGCTACGGTACGCAGTACCAGCACCGCCATAAACATAAGAACCTGAGTTTAATTGGTTCAATAAGGTATTCAAAACATTTAAAGCCATTCTTTACTTCTTCCAGTTAGCTAAACCACGAATACCAAATGATGCTGCAACAGCAGCCCCCAAGAAACCTTTGTACCAATCAGGCATACCGTCTAAAGCAGCAAACCCTTGCATAACTACAGGCACCATGCTAGGGAAGAACGCAAGTATACATGGTACTGAAAACAAGATAGTAAACCATTCGTCTTTCCATGAACTGCTTGCGTTGTTTGCATGAATATTTTCCCAATTAGCGTCTTGCTGAATAGCTACCATCTTACGCTCATGGATAGCCTTCTTTTCTTCTGCCCTGCGCTCTAAATAACCACCAATAAGGTCA